GATTTACGACCGGGAGGCAAGGAATAAGTGGTCCCGGTTCCGCGCATATGACTATGAAGGGCAAGGCGAGTTTGACGGCTATATCGTTGGGACATTTGAGTACGACACAGATGATGCCAACGAGCTTTTAAACCGGGGACTGACAGAGTTGAAGAGCCGGAATGATGTGAAAGTGACGTATGAAGCAAGTCTGTATGATCTAAGGGCGGATATCGGAGATACCGTGCAGATTGCGGATAACCGGTTCCAGGAAAAAGTCTATCTTTCAGCCCGGATCCAGTCAGTGCGTAATCATTATACGGTCTCCGGACAGGACAGCGGGGTGCTTGCCAATTATAAGATCCTGACATCGAATCCGACATCCCAGGTGACGCAGATCATGGAGCAGTTAAAAGATCAGATTGTCAGTGTAAAATCTACCGAGATTACATACCAGATTGGCAG